TTTGCCCACAATTGTCAGTGCCTGGGCGTAGGGGAAGGTACTCCTATTATTGTGGATGATTTATGTATAGAGCTACAGGAGGTCGAAGATGAGCGATAAAATTGCTGATTATACGGAAACGCTCGAAGGAGCGGTCACTAGTGTAACGCGTGAGTTAGCCTCTTGGCGATCGTTTGCGGACAAGTCTCGTGAGTTGCCTATCGTTACTTATCGTGCGTCTTTAAATGGCGTGAAATCGGTTGATGCGGTTTCTGACTTGTCGGAGTTATCTGCGGGTGATTCGCAGGCAGTTAAGTCAATTCTTTCGCAGCATCATGGAGAGAGGGCGGTAAGGGTTTTACATAATATTGAAACAATAGCCAAGAAGTTTAGGGAGCATTTAACACAGACTCCACAGGAAGTAGAGGAGGACATTCCTGAGGCTTCTTACCCGGAGGGTAATCATGGAAACAACATCGACGATTTCGAATAATGAACGTTATGATATTGCCGGTGTTTTTCGTCGCCGTGACCGGATGATGAAGACATTGTCATCCCGATATGCGGGTGTTACTTTAGAGGGGCCTGTTTTTGGGGTATTTGTGGCTGATGTTTGCCAGGAGCTTCCGACCGCTTGCCGGTCAGAAGCAGTGGCGCAGTCTTTGTTTGAGTTTGTGGGGTCTTCGCCAACAGCAAAAGAGCTTTTTGACACTTTTTGGCGTTTAGCTGCTAACGTTAAATCTTTATGTGTTGGCGAGGTGATGCATCCGTGGAACGAACAAAAGAGAAAAGAGTGGACTCCGGTACAGATACTGGATATTAAGCCAAGACGATTTTTTAAAAAAATCGTATATGATGTAGCGTCGCAAGTGTTGTCAGGAAGTGCTTGCCCTTTGCGGTTATATCAAAAATGGTCTACTAAGAAGGTGTTTCATCTGGCTCAATATCGCAACGAGCAGGGGAACGGATTTATGTTTTCTCGTCGTAAAGGCGGTTATTCTCGTTCGTTACCTAAGTATATATTTGAGAGCGCAAGACAACTACACGGGCTGCGTTTTTTAGTATTACTCGACCCAGCTTTGTCTGAAGACGGTCCAGGGTTTAAAGAGATTGGGTTTACATCTAGTATTAGTAGTTATAATAGGGATTTAATTAGGCGACGGGCGAGACTTGAGGAGCCGTATGGGTGTCCTCATGGATTACCTGATGTGCTTCCTTGTTACAGTTGTCATCATGGACGCGAAGATTGTCAGATGGCATGCCATGCGAAGACTTATGTTCCAAAGACGTGTCCGTCATGCGAGGTCGAATCTTATTTCGATCCACGTGATGTTATCAGCATGTTTTGTGTAAACTGTACGGATAAAAAACGAAGAAAAGGAGAGTTCTAAATGTTACAGGCACGGATGTCTGAGGGTGATCCTCGTTTATACAACGCTTCCCGTGATGTAGCCCATAATTTTCAGCAGGTGATGGAGTTGGTTGCCAGCCGTATTGAAGACGGTTCGTGGCCTGAAATGGATAAGCACCTAAAAGAGCAAGGCGTCACCATGGATGAGCTGGGTGACGCTTGTGGATCTTACGTTAAATACGTAGGGCTCTCTGTTGAAAGTAAGGAGACTACTATGCTTAGTGCCCTTACGAAGTCTGGTTGGTTTGAATGTAAACCACTAGCTCAGATGGCTGTGTTGGCTCTAATTGGCACAGTCATGGCGGGCATCCATTTCAAAGGGTGCCGTGAAGCCACTATAGACTCTACGGGGCCAGCTCATACAGTAGCTGAGCTTGTAGCGAAAGGCGATGAGTGCATTGTGATCATGCGCACGCCCCGTTGGAAAAGACGTTTGGATGGCTTTTGGAAAAACATCAAGGTGGCTGTCCAAACTCTGAGAGGTAAATAACTTTGAAACTATTGAATAGTTTTATGCTCGAAGGAACGGGCCATTATGATAGTAAACGAATGGGAGCCGCATTTTACGGCTCGTTACGGACATACTTTTCCTGACACTTACCTCTGTTTAGACACTGAATATACGGGAGGGGATGAGCGTACTGATTTTGTAATGGAAATCGGTCACGTGATGGTAAAGGACCGTCGCGTGGTGGATCAGTTAAATGTTGTTTTAGATTGGTCGGTTCATTCTGGGGTGGATGTTGAGTTGTTGAAATACAAATTAAACCACATTAAATCAGTGATGGGTCGTAATTGGCGGATCACGTGGGATGTTATGAAAGACGAGGGGATTGCTCCTTTTAAGGCGTTAAAATTTTATCGTCAATTTTTTAAGAAGTGGGATTCTCGCAACCTACCTTATGTAGCTCACAACGGTCGGGTGGCGGAAGAACGTATGTTGCGGGGCGCTTTTAATCGTTATCTTAACCGGTCATTTGTCATAGGCGATAACCAGTTGTGGGATACGGGCGCTATATTTAAGGCCACGGCTTTATTGGAGTCGACGAATTCTGAACACATGTCTCAGCGTTGGAAGTGTTTTCCTCAACGGACTGACTCGATGAAAGAATATTTTAATCGTGTGTTGAGCGTTCGTGCCAGAGGGTTGTATTGGAAATTGAAACTTTGTTTAGAGCACTACGATCTCACGGAAAAATTAAACCATAATCATCGATATCATCAGGCTGTGCATGATGCGTATTGTTCGCATTTGTTGATGCAAGCTTATCGGGAAGAACTTACGAGGCATAACACAGGGGAGGAAGTGGAAGAGGAAAGTGTTGATGTTTTAGAACAACTTCACAGGGATTTTCCAGAGTTGGCTGAAGTTCCTAGTCAGCCCCTAGACGAAAGTGTAAAAGAGAATGTACCTGTGAGCGCGACCACTGCGTCGCCTCCACACCCTGTGTTTCAAAACACACTAACAACCCAAGCCAAAGAATCTCGGCGACCTGACCCTGTAGACAAGCCTGAAACGGAGGTGTCAGAGGTAGAGGCATCAAAATCAAAACCTTTACCTACCCGAGGAAGAAAGAGAGGACAAAGAGTGGTATGAATGAAGAAGAAGGTCATATTCAGTTAAATAAATTTGTCGAAAGTATTAGTGGAGATTCAAATAGCGTATCAGCTCAGCGGGTTAATTTGTTAGCTCAATCTGGCGGGTATATTTATGTTGGCATAGATCCGGGAGCAACAGGGGCAATTGCATTTTTGCACCCTTTAGACCTTAAAAAATCTATAGCCATAGATATTCCCACTGTGCGTATTGTTACTGGACGTAAAACTGCTAGCGGTGCTCCAAGTTATCGAACTCAAACTGATTTATGTGCTTTATGGGATCTTTTTGTAATCTGCAAACCTCTGTGGGAGTCACTTTATGTGGTTATTGAGCAGCAACAGCCGATGCCTAGGGACACCGCGTTGACGGGGTTTACTGTGGGTAAGAATTTTGGCATGTGGCCGTTGTTTTTATACAGTCATGGTATCGTTCATGACACCCTTCGCCCTATGGTGTGGAAACGAATGCAAGGTCTGGTGAAAAAGGACAAAGAGGCCGCCAGACTTCAAGCACAGAAGTTATTTCCTGGTGCGTCATTAAAACGTAAGAAAGATCACAATCGTGCAGAGGCTTTACTTATTGCGCATGCGTATCGTAACAAAGACAATAAAACAAAGAAGGTATCGTGATGGCTGAGGAGAATGATCTTGTCGCTGACGAGGCGATTGACGAAGCAAAGAAGCAAGTTTCTGAGTTATCAGACGAGGAAGCTGTTTTACGGGATAAGTGGAAGGCATTATCTGATCTAGCGCAGGAACTTGTTGTTTCTGACCAGGGGCTACGACAACTGGTCGGGTCAATGGTTGCTTCTCGTCAGTTGTACGCTATGGCAATTCATGATCTGGATTTGCGGTTCGAGTCCGATAAGTTGCCGTACAGTAAAGTAGCAGAAGAAGATCGTGTTCCGTTGAAAGAGATTTTCGTCAGTTCTGCTGCTACTCAGGCATCTCATCCGTTTGAAGAGAATGATTTATTGGCTGGTTTTCATAACACGGTTATTCCGTGGATGAAAGACGTGTCTTCGTTGCATACTGCGGAGGAAGCTCGACTTTTAAAAGAAGAGTATGCGGAAGCGGAAAAGGTACGGAGAGCTGAAAATGTTTCTCTGGGATTGGGGCTGCTCCCTGACGATGAAGATGAATTAGATCGAGAACGCAGCTTGGTTTTAGTGGGCTGGGCACCGGCCTTGGCTTATCTTGTGGGTAAAGTGATCGATCATTCTCTTTCAAAGGCTTTAGATTTTAATCAAGTCATTCATCTTGCGAAAATGTCTAGTAAGAATCCTGATCATCGTCTTCTAGAGATTGGCGGTAAAGCGTGGGAGAATTGCGCGGAAAGTAATTCTAGCTGGGGTAAAATTTTTACTGAGAAGTATCTTGATAAGGTATCTGGTCCGGTCGATTTGTTTATTGTGTCCGATTTGTCTGCAACAGCGACTGGTAGTACTTTTCAGGGTGTGGCCTCTATTTGCTCTTCAGCTCAATATCGTCTACGGAAGTGGGCGACAAGTATGGGCTCAGCGATGATAGGCTGCATTCCATTTCCAGACCAGCAGGCGGTTGAGCTTAATACGCCGGACTGGGAAAAATTGCGTATGTTTTCTCGTCTTCGTTTTGTTAGCGTTGAAACGAGAACAGATGGCAATTACGATATTTTGGTAGGGCGTACTGCCAAGATTAAAAACGTCCCGAAGGGCGACGTTGAAGCTTATGTTCAAAGCAATATCATTAAACCTTAGTTGAAGTTGAACGAGTGTGTTACATGTACAGAAAATCAATTGCTGTGGGTTATACGTTTAAGCGAGAGACTGGTAAGACTGCTGACATTGAAGATGTTCATATGATTATTCCTCACCTAGAACGGGCGGTGACGTATTGTTCTGCGAATCGAGGGAAGGGAAGCAGCAAGTTACCTGTTTGCGGTGCTGTAGCTAATTTTATCGCTAAAAATTCAGAGGTTCTTGGTAACCCTATATTTGTAGGGTTTGACACCGCTGATTTTCTTAGGATGTTGGGCTTAGGGTGTGCAAAAGCTCAGGTTTATTTATCCCCCGAGTTATGGCTTCCAGACGACAAGCAAGTGGGGATTGATTTATCGTTTCCTGACAGTGATGTGACTACTGAAAAATTACTACCAGAGCTAGGCGAACAGTTTTCAGGCGAAGACAAGAAGTCTTTCGACAAACTCATCAAAGACTGGAAACCTTTCAAGGATGCAGAACGTGATGGAAAGCTATCGTTTTTGGTGGGATCTATGTTTCGGGTGTGGGGATAATTTAAAGGCTGATTTGAATGGATTCAAACCCGGAACCGCATGTTGATACGTACAAAGAGCTTTTGCCTTATAAGGTGAATGTGTCGGATATTAGGTTTCAAGGGAATCCTGATACCCTTTCTAATTTTCCACAGTGGGTGTGGTATACGATTGCTGCACCTGCTTTGTGGGGAGGGCTAGACGACGAGGTGTTATCAATCGTACAACAAGAGACTTCGCTAACTTATCACCGGATGGTTTTTGACAAACCTATTTTTTCGGGATTTGATTTGCATTGGAATCACACGTTGTGGGCTGTTCAACAAGTAGAGTGGTTAAAGTTGAAGCACGAATTTTTGGGTGTTACCAAAATTGATACTTCGAAATCGGTTATGGTTAAGTATGGGATGCAGGAGGTGACTATTTTTGATCCGATACATATGGATAAGACGTCATTGGCATCTCCCACTAGTCCGACGCATGTGATCTATGCTTTTGGGGTAATGTCTAACGTTAAAACAGTTGCGTTTAATCCGGCGCAAAGTTTAGTAGAGTGCCCTAGGGTGTATACTTTTAAGCCGCAACAAGAAATAGTAGTAATAGCGGATAAAGTTTTGGAGGAGAAACAGACTGTGGAAGAGGCGGTGATTAAGATGGGGGAGTTATAAGTGGAACACCCGCTGTTTAGTGTAAAGGATTCTCTAGTTCCTAGAGCCGTAGTAAACGTAAAAATCTTCAAAGAGGAAAATTTACAGCGACTAGAGGAAGTCATAAACAAGTGGATAGAGGAAACTCATAACTTAGTAGTTTGTCCGGGGCCTTTTACCCGAGAAGATAGTTCATCAAGTGTAGTAATAACGTACGTTCCCGCAGGTAAAAATCATGACCCAAACCGACCACAAGAAGTGGCCAGCCCTTCTAGACTCGTTGCCAAAAATGGTAAAGACAAGTCTGCAAAAGAAAGTGATGGAGGACGCATCGCTTGACGAAGCTGAGCAAGAATATGCAGATAACTTAATGGCATTACCTTTGGTCTTGTCGGAACGTATTGATCGTCCTGACACGCAGGAGTCAGTGGATGTTGATACGCCTTTCTCTTGGTGCGTATGTGAAATGCCTGAGGGGGATTTCCCAAGGGTAAGGGTTTTCAGTGATTTTGAAGCAACACTCCGTTACGTCGGCAAACTCGAAGGGGATGAAGTTTCCGTGTGGATATTTTTTGGAACTCCTATTTCACTCACTCAGCCAGACAGTGACGGGGTTCGTTATTTAATTACGTCGAGACGTGAGGCGTTTCGTTTACCAACGTCTACGACTGAAGATATACTGTCAGTATCTCGTGACCGCGTGAGCGGCTTGAATATGCAAGAGGATGGGTGGCTAGGGGATCCTAGTTTAACTAAAAGTGCGCATGCTAGTTATTACGTACACGAGGCACCACGAAGTGATGAGTTTGATCCGTCCGATGACGATGACGATGACCAGGCAGAGGTACTCGAAACATAACCAATCTTTTTTTTAGCTATCAGGAACTATTATTGTGGCCAAGAACGACACATCCCGATCTGGAGTTGAGGTTCATACTCCTGATTCGAGTAAATATCATCCTGGCCTTACGCCGTATGGTACAACGATACCTTCGTCGACTAAGGGCGGAGCTTCTCGGGGCTTTGATTCTGAGCAACCGAATTTGGTGGTGGTAGATCCGGACATGGAAGACGGTAAGGTTGTTGACTACTCTAAATTTGTTAAACACAAGGATCTATTTAATACAAAAGTAAATCAAGTAGGCGGTAACGACCCAGAGTCAGCTTTTCGTGCAATTGTTGAAGCGGCAGCAGATATTGAAGAAGCTGAGAAATTATCCTCAGCGACTCCGGCAGCGCCTAAACCTAGATTGAAGGAAAAGACAGTTATGTCGAAAGATCAGATCACTTTGTCTCCTACGTTAAACGAGTCGCTTGCTGCTTTACCTACGGTCGAGGGGGGTTCCCGAGGTAACGGTAGGGTTACTGGCGATATCCAGCGTGCCAACGATGTTTCGACGGGTTTGTCGCAGCAGTTAGCTATGCAGACGGAGGTTTTATCGCAAATGGTTGGTGTGTTGGCAAATTTGCGATCTCCTCCTTCTTCTTCTGAAGCACCAGCGGATGCTGGGCTACCTGTTCAAACAGTATCCCAAGTTCAAGACGAGGTTCACGAAGAAGAAGTCCGTGATAAAGTTATTTCTGGGTTTGAGACCTTAGAGATGTCTTTTGTTAACGGCCCGTTGCCGGTTAAGCCTAAAAAGGAAGTCTACTTCGAGATGCCTAATATGGGTACAATGGCAGCTAGATATCACGAAATTCAAGACGGTGGAACATGTTTAGCGCTTATTTACGATACGCGATATGAAGATGGCTATCAATTTATGCCTCCCGCTCTGGGGGACGTAAGGATTAAAATGACTGTTCCCAGGGAAGAAAAAACATATTATTGTTCAAGTGTAGGTATTCATTTTAATTGTGGTGTTTTAGACATCGTGGTGTTGTTTAAGCATACACAGGATTCGGAAGACACGGAGGAAAACCGATGACGATGGAAAAGCGCGGTGTAATTAGCGAATCGACTCCGGGCGGTTGTTGTGGTGGTAGTTGTCATGAAAATGAGAAGACAGCTACGGCTAGTCAACAGAAGACTCTACCTTTTTCTGATCTGGAGCCTCAGCCTTCAGCAGCAGAGCGGGGGAGGGAACCGGATACGGAGAAGCAAGCAGATGACATGCAAGATTCTCTTTTAAATAGTGCTATTGACGCCGTACATGAGGAAACTGATGGCCCGACCAATTGAACGTAAAGAGATGGCGTTTGACGCCTTGAAAAATCATTTTCTAGCGGAACAGACATCCGCACTTCACAATTTGATGGTGTATTTTGAGAACCCTGCTGGTATTGGCGAACATCCTGATTTGCAGGAGGAAATGCGAAAACAGGTAGAGATGATAGCGAACGCGGAGGACGCGTTAGAAACTTTAAATCGCCACCGCGATAAGTTACTTAGCGGCGGGTGATAGTTGTTTTAAGTCACGGAGGATATGAAGATGACATTCGCCAATGCTCCCCATTGGAAAAGCGGGTCAGGAGATCAGCAGTTTCCTGATCCGTTTCTAGACGTCGCCAGTCAAAATATGCCGACGACCATGAAGAATGCTTTGTGGTGGTCAGAGTATATTTGGGGTGTCTTTGGAACTTATCGGATGGCGATGGAGCGTATCGTTTCTTATTTTCTTACAGATGTCGAGGTGACTGGCGACATTTCAAATGACGAAAAAAAGAAGTGGTCGGAATATTTAAACGACACGATTGGCATCATGGATTTTTTGCAAAACATGATGCGAGACAGGATGTGTTACGGGAATGCTTTTGGAAGCATTATCGTCCCCTTTCGTCGGTTTTTAATGTCACCAAAAACAGGAGATTTGTATCCTCTATCTGAAGTTTATAATAATAGCCGCTTTAATTTTTCATGGACCTCAGACTTTGAGTTTGTAGCAACTTGTCCAAAGACAAAATGGCGTGGGGCCTGGAAAGTTATTGATAAGCCAGAGGACGAAGAGCATAACATCAAATTAAAGCGGTGGAGCCCGCACGAGATTGAATTACTTCACGACCCTTATACGGATGAAGTAGCTTATTTGTGGAGGATTCCTGAAGACTACAAGAGGCAGGTTAAAAAGGGACATCTTTATCACTTAGAACGTGTTAGCGAACAGGTTTTGTTAGCGATAAAAAAAAACCAAGTCTTTAGGTTTAACACGGACGCTATCTTTCATATGAAAGAGCCGACGTTAGCTGGCATTAAAAATCGCGGCTGGGGTTTGCCTCGCACGCTGGTTAACTTCAGACAAATATACTACGTACAAGTACTACGTCGGTTTAACGAGGCGATTGCGTTAGATTACGTAATTCCTTTTCGCTTAATTACCCCTGCTACGCGCGGCGGCGCTGGGGCTGGCGGTCTTCCAGCGCAAGATCCGATGATGTTTCACAACGCGGGGGATTTTCGGTCGCAAGTTAAAAGTATGATTAATCGGCGTCGTCGTGATCCTGCTTCGTGGCAGATTCTTCCTTTCCCAGTCCAGTATGACATGATGGGCGGGGATGCTAACAATTTGGCTCCTCGTGACTTGATGGATCAAGGGCTGGAGACGTTGTTAAACGAGACCGGCACTCCTGTAGAACTGTATAAGGGTACCTTAACGACACAGGCAGCTCCTACCGCACTTCGATTATTTGAAAGCACTTGGCGCAGTTTGGTGCACGAAACAAACTCTCTTTTGCAGTGGATTTCGAACGGTATAGGCGAAGTGATGAGTTGGGATCAGGTAGACGTTGGCCTTACCAGGGTGACTATTGCTGATGACATGCAGAAGCAGATGGCAGCCCTCCAGTTGATGATGGGTCAGCAGGTTTCTGGTACTACAGGACTCAAGGCAATTGGATACGATTGGGAGTCCGAGCAGAAGTTACTGTCAGAGGAAGCTCAAACACAGCAGGAACTCCAGGCTCGTGCTCAGGAAGAGATGGAGCAGGCTGGTTTTGCTGCCGAGATTGCCAAGGGACAAGGAGGTGCTCCTCCTCCCGGCGGTGGTCAGGGTGCTGCTATGGGCCGAGCCGGTTCTATGGCAGGAGCGGCTCAAGGCGGTGGAAATCCCCCAGGCGCTGACGCTCAGTCGGCTATGGGAGCTGGTATGACGCCTGTCTCAGAGTACGTCGGGACAATGGGTCCAAACACACCGGTAACACCTAACGACCTACAGGCGGCTGCACAGGCACTTGCTCAACAGTTGCTTGGTTTACCTGAGGGGCAGAAGGACTCTCAGCTACGAGAACTCAAACAATTTAATCCAACGCTGCACGCTTTGGTTCGCGAAACCATGGACGATATTCGCAGAGATGCTCGTATGCAAGGAGGCGCCATGCTGATGGGCCAAGGCGGTGGTGCACCACCTATGTAAGAAAAATGAGCTTTAGATGATCAGAATGTATTTCACAAAATCTGGAAGACCGATAAAACCTTATCCAAAACCTAAGAATTCAAAACGATTTAAAAACTTAACTGGTAAAACATTTGGAAGGCTCAAGGTTGTCAAATATCTAGGGCGTTGTTATGGCAGTAATGGTGGCTTTAGCAATTTCTGGCTTGCGAATTGTTCTTGCGGAGAGAAGGACGTTGTTGTTGAAACCTCTCATTTTGGTAAGGACACAAATTCTTGTGGGTGTTTGCGGGAAGATAAGCTAAGAGAAAAATCTTTTATCCATGGTCATGCTTCGCACGACAACAGAACGCCAACATATAAAACTTGGTGTAAAATGCGAAGAAGATGCTTTGACCCGCATAATAAAGATTTTAAACATTATGGCGAGAGGGGGATTACAGTTTGTGATTCCTGGGGCCAGTTTAAAACTTTTCTTAATGATATGGGGGAGAGACTGCCTCATATGACCTTGGACAGGATAGACAACAACGGGAATTACGAAAAAAATAATTGTCGGTGGGCTACTCGTAAAGAGCAGAATAGGAATACCCGTAGTAACCGAATCATCACATATAACGGTCGTGATCAGCCGATGGTAGCCTGGGCTGAAGAGTATGGAATCGCTTCCAGCACTTTACGGACTCGTATAGTTGACGCCAAGTGGTCGATTAAAAAGGCATTAACGACTCCTGTACGTAAAAAGTAGATAAATGAAAATTGCTTTCATATGTCCTACGTATAAAGAGGGCGAGCTACACGAGTACACTTTAGCTGCGGTTCGTACTTTTTTTTCAACTACTGCTAACGGTGTAGCTATCGTTGTTGATGACGCTTCTTCTGACTGGGAGGCTTCTTTTGAAGACCAATTAAAATCTCTTGCGGTGTTTCCTGGGCAGGAGTGCCGTGTGCATCATTTTGATGAGTGGGGCGGTCTTACTCGTAGTTGGAATTATGGGTTGCGTGTGGCCCGTGATATAGCCGGGTGCGATTACGCTATTTGTGGTAATAACGATATTCTTTTTCCAACTAATTGGTATTCATCGTTATTGCATGCATTGGACAACGGTTACCAACTTGTGGGGCCTCTTTCTAATGCCCCCGGCATTTCTGCGTATAAGTCGCAGCAAATTTGGCATTACTTTCCAGATTACGAGACGACAGATGACTTACCCCGGATTAATGCAGTACAAGCATATTTGGCTCATCAGCGTTTGGGTGAGATAGTCGAAGCTCCGATAAATGGGTTTTTTCAGTTTGCAAAAGTATCTGCTTGGTGGGAGGGTCGCTTTTCTGACAATGAGGTTTATCGGCCAGTCAACAAATTTAACAGTAAGGGAAAGCGAAATAGAACTCCGTTGATGACGTTGAATGAAGATGAGCTTCAGGGTCGGTGGCGTAAGAAGGGGTGGCGGAGTGCCGTGTGTCTTGGTAGTTTTATTTTCCATTATCGTGCGATTACGCGTGGCGAAAGTTATAAACGCCGGGGTGGTCGCTGGTTTCGTAAGGAAGACGGAGCTGCTGAATGACCGCTAAATTAGTCGTTTATAGTTGTATAACGTCAAGTTATGACCAGATACATAACACGTTGTTACGTGGGGACGCTGCTCAGGACGAAGATGGGGTGAGATATATTGTTTTTTCGGACGTTCATTTCCCGTGTAAGATGCGAACAGACGGAATGGAGTGGGAAGTTGAAGAGCTTAAGTGGGAACATTCTTTATGTCCTAGGCGCACTGCCCGTTATCATAAATGTTTACCACACGTAGTTTTACCTCCTCACGAAAAGAGTTTGTGGGTTGACGGCAGCTTAGCGTTTAAAGCGATTCACCCGTTATCTGATATAGTGGAATCATGTTTGAACGACGAAGTTAGTATAGCTACCATGACGCACCCTATCCGGAAGTGTGTATATCAGGAGGAAAAGGCGTGCGTGAAGCTTCGTAAAGACCAGAATGCACTTATGCGGCAGCAAATGGAGAAATATGTGCAAGATGGTTATCCGACTTATAATGGAATGGTAGAGACGGCATGTTTAGCCAGAAAAAATAATAGTACGGCCACGGGCTTTAACCAGGCTTGGTGGGGTGAAATTGAAAATCACAGTTTTCGAGATCAATTGAGTTTTAATTATGTGTGTTGGAAACTTGGTTTATCTTATGGAAATATTGAAGGCGAACGTTTTAACTCCCCATTTTTTAATCATATAAATCACCCGAGAAGCTGACTATTGATAGACCATGTATACTCTCGGAATTTGTGCGCCGTATTGCCGATCAGAGGTAACTCTAGCTGCAATTCGCTTAGCTGAGTTAGGTCGCGAACTGGCAATGGAAGTTCGTTTCCTCTCTGTTGGTCCGTCTCAGCGAAATGTTGATCACGTATGGGACAACAGATTTAGTAGATCTGAGACTAGTAATGTTTATCGTTGGTTGCAGGGATGTACGCATTTAGTATGGTTTGTTTACGACGATTCTATCTACCAGAAGTCGCAATTGGTCTCGCCAAAAGCTCGTCATTGGTTTGTTCCTTCTTGGCACCAGCTTTCTCCGGCTACTATATCTAGGCTGACAGACTATAGCGTGGTGTGCCCCTCTCGCCGGGTCAAAACTGAGATAACTGAGCGCGCAGGAGTTGAAAACACTCAGTTACTTGTTACTTGGTGTTTGTGGGATAGCGGACTGGACGCAATTGTTCGTCAGGGTCTTTGTCGGAGTGACGAAGTAGCTATATACGTCCCTATGTCTTCTCGCGTCATAGACGAATGTGGAAAATTTGTACTTATGGCTGTTGAGGACGTGTTAGAGTTGTTTCCGGAGTCGAAGTTTACTTTAGATTTTGGTAAGTCATGGCCGCGCAAGATGAGACGGTACATTAAGGGATTAATTGAAAAATATACTCATCGGCTTACTTGCCATCGCTCTTTCTCGTTATTATCCCAGTGTTTTAAGATGCACGAGCATGACTGGACGTGGATTCCTGATACACGAGCTGATATAGGTATTACTGCGCAGCGTAGTCTTGCTTGCGGTACTCCTGTAATTGTTTACGATATAAGTCCTTATAAAGAATTTGTATCAAACGAAGTTACTGGGTTGCTGATACAGTGCGATTTGTTTTCAAATCGAATGGGGGCTCCCGTGGCGGGGCCTAATATTGTTTCAATAGTTAACACGTTGTCGAAGGCTATAGTAGGTCAATCGGAGCTTGTATCAAAATGTCAGAAAAAAATATGGCAGAGGGAATCGCAACACATGAACGCGTTTCGCCTATTTTGGGGAAAGGAGTGGGACGTACTGGACGTCGGGTGATAGGTGTAACTGGTGTACCTGGCGTGTGGTTAAACCAGGTAGGGCGTTTTTTAGAAGGTCAAGGGGCTTTAATATTATGGCCCGATCAGGCGGTGCATTCGTTAGAGTTGGATAAATATAAGCACAACGCTGAAAACCCAGAAGTTATTCGAATGCACGACGCAATTTTAGCTAGTTGTGGGTCGCCCCGTTATTCGTGTCGTTATACGCGGTCATTTCCTCTTTTTTATGATCCACCATTTCCAGGCCCCCAGGATTTTGTCGCTCAATTTCCGGAGGATAAAGTTGTAATAGTTGTTGACAATGCGTTGTGTTTGTTATGGGATTTGTGGTCTTCTGTTTGCACAGACCTTGTATTAGTCGATGCGTCTTTAGATTCGACTACATATTTCCTCAAGAGGTGGGTAGATGGTAATATGAATGACGATGAGTGTAGGCTGGTTTTTGAAGGATACCAATCTGCAATACAGCACACTTTATCTAATTTTAAAAATGTTTATCGAGTAGATAACGAGGAAATTAAAAACGGATTTGTTGCTCGTACTGTTTTAAATTCCATAATTTAAGATATAGGTGGTAAGTATGTTAGGTAAAATTGCAGCGCTGGGCAAACTTGCCGCTAAAAAAAGCTGCGGCAAGTCGTCGAAGCGAAGAGGGAGCCAGTCGAAATTGTACAAGGTGAAAACGGAAGCCGATAAAAAGGAGGTACGTAACGCGATGAACGAGTCTACTGGAAATGCGCAATCTCCTCACAGGTATGGACGTAAAAAAGGTTAATATATGACAACACCGAATAAACCACGTGAGTATATAATACCTAGCGGTGAATTTGGTGCACGTAAATTTTATCATCGAACAAAAAACAAAGGTAAACAAGACATGCCTGAGCCCCCGAAGACTCCCACGGAGGAGCAGCTTCAACAATCGTTAGCGGCTGCGCAAGATGATGACGTCGTATCTTCTGAGGAAGAAGTTGTTGACTCAGAGCCTGCGACTGTTGTATCAGTACCAGCGGGTATCACACCTCCGGTTTTTGCGGTACCGATTGCGAATGTTGCCGCAGCTTTAGCGCCTCAAGCGCATCAGCAAGCAGCGCAGCAGGTTGTTGTCGAGGATGAGCACGGGTATGACGTTGCCTTCAATTTTGCCTTCATTGGCGCGGGACAAGGTGGTGGACGTTTGGCGTGTGCCTTTCATGATTTGGGGTATCGAAAGGTTTGTTGTATAAACACTACAGAGAGTGATTTTGCAGGATTGCCTGAGTCTGTGCATAAGCACAGTTTTGACGTGGGTGGTGCAGCTAAAGATGCTCAGTTTGCTGCGGATACGCTGGAGGGTAGGGAAGAGGAAGTTTGGGATTTAATGCAGCGGGCTTGGGGTAACGATATTGATTATGCGTTCGTGTGTAGTGGTCTAGGCGGCGGAACTGGGAGTGGCATGGCTCCTAAGTTGGTGGATATTGGACGGAAGTACCTAGAGAGCAAGGGAAAGCCACCGCGTGTGGGCGTAATCGCTTCTTTGCCTGAGGCTAGCGAGGGGCAGCAGATTTGCCGAAACGCCTTACAGAGTCTTAAATGGCTTCTGGACGCTAAGGTTAGTCCAGCTGTATTGGTAGACAATTTTGAGGTGCGTAAATTGTATAAACCATCGTTTACAGCAGTTCATTCCACGATTAACAGTACGGTAGCGCAGTTATTTCACATTTTTAATCAGCTTGCTGCTGTTCATAGTCCCTTTGTTACGTTCGATCGTAGTGAATTAGCTCAACTGTTAGATAACGGTATTACAGTGATGGCTGCTGCGTCTCTTGCTCCGGAATCTATTCAGAGTCCAGCGGATATTTCCGCAGCCATACGAGATCAGTTGTCTAATAGCGTGTTAGCAGAAGTGGACCTTCGTTTAGGTAAAAAGGGTGCGGTAATTTTTGTGGGGGACATTCCTACTTTAGATAAGTTAAGTATGGATTTTTTTGACGCCGGGTTTACCCAAATGACTCGTACACTTGGCAGTAAAGTAGGTGGCGCTCAGCCTGTGGTTCACCGAGGTGTGTATCCTGGTACTGCTCCTGGCCTACAGGTGTATGCTATGATTTCGGAGCTCGAACCTCCGACCAAGAAGCTGGCCAAGATGGCCAAAGTGGCAAACATTCGTCGTGAAGATTTGGGTTCGGATGTGGCTAAGTTTTTGGGCGTGGACGATTAATTTAAAGCCTTCAATATAATGGATTATTAGGTGATTGAATAAATGGTTAAAGTCCCGATGCCAGTTGGTCAAGATTTGATGCGTATGCTATCTCAACAGGGTGGCACTCCTGCAACAAAAACACGTGTGTTGTTTGTTGACGAGGAGATGTACGGTCCTATGGAATTTCCTAAGTCGTTTATTTTAGGTAAGGGACAAGTACTTAAGTTAGCAGCTTACGGCAAGGTACAAGTAAGCGCGGCTACTATTGACACTTTACATTGCACGAAGGAAATAGACGAGGAGCTATATGATGAATACAAACGAGATCCCCCCACATCAGACGTCGATTTCACAGATGACCCCGTTGCCGGGGGAATCGGTCCAGACATCGCCCGATCTCTTGAAATTCCTATTGAAGCGCTGGGAAGAATGTCATCGCCAACAGCACCCCAACGACCCGACACAGAATGCCCTAAGCCAGCAAGCGCAAGAGGCGATACAGTCGCTACTAAGTTTCTCTAGTGAGTATTTTGAGAAGAATCCTCCTGTGCATGCTACTGCTGACGACGGTCGAGTCGTGGTGACTCTTGGTGACAACCAGAAAGTGCAAATTGGAGGTAAGCCGACAAAGGAATTTGTTCCTGGCGAGATCGAACCTTCTACTAGCATCAAAATATGATTTCCGAGGACTTATTAATTCCTCACCTGATGCAGTTTTTTGCGCAATATTTGCAGGGAGCCGGGTTAACTTCTGCGGAAGCGCACGAGCGCGGTCTTTACGAGTTCGTAAAGTGGTTGCGAGATTCCCTTCCCCCGATTCCAACGTCGGATTACACAGATTTTCTTCTCGATAACGATGATGCTGATGTTTTTGACGAAGAAGACGAAGAAGCTGAGGTCGAGGAAGCTGTACATATTATTAGTCATTTGGCACATCATGACGATAATTGTGATTGGCTAATTCCTTATTGGAGTCGGTTAATAACGTCGTTTCGGGAACCCACTCAACACGCGATTGTAGAACTTTACGCAGCGTTTGTGATGCGGTGGGAAGACGGACATGTTCTTCCGTTTGTTTGTGTGGTTCCGGAGAGGCTCATTCAACCGAAAGGCGCTATAAACGATCAGCTGTTAGTGCATATCGCTGACGTGTTTTCTTCTCAATTTTCAGATTTGTTAACTAATTGTTCTGCGGATGATCTTCATACGTTACAAAGCGGTTTGCTTTCTCGCGACGCAATAAAAAAAGTTCTAGCCATAGCTCGTGACGCTGTGTTAAATGTCGAGGAGAAGGAGCGTCCTTCTTTACGGCGGGCATTACGTTTTCTTAGAGCTGTTAGCTTGCCGCTGTTACCCCCCGATGCGATACGCAAAGCAACACGAAGTTTAGGTGGCGAACGTGTGTCCAAATTGGATTGGAGAATTTTTCCTATCGGGGGAGAGGAGGATGAAAAGTAGAATGACGTAGTTACATTCGGTCTCTTGATAAAAAGGAGGTTATCATGACACAGGCCGCTAATATTACTACGGATTTTTTCACCCGGAAGTTAATGCATCAGATTATGTTGAGAGGTAATACGCTAGCTAGTCTTCCTATCGGAGAAGAAGCTCAACATATTTGTCGTGAATTGGTAGCGTGGGCAGCCAGCATGGATGGTTATCTGGCTGACGTTGAGGAGTCGGGAGAGTTTGATAAATTCTCTCATTTGTTTGAATCCCCCACTCCGACAAAGTCTAAATGGTGTGCTAACCGGGTATCTTTACACACCGGCAAAGGTATTTTCTTTGTGTGCCTAGAGCAGCAGGTGATGGTTGAAGGACAGCAAATCATACCTACTAGGCGTTATAGGGTTCGGGTAGGTTCTCCCGAATCTGAAGTAACGTATGCTGTTTGCTTGGAGGATTTACGCCCGGTCGTGTCTGATTATTTGATAAAATTTGACGAGTGTTTACCTTTGTCTTCTCAGGAGATGCTGGATGGTTTATTCTGTAATAATGACATTTCCCCTGTTCGCAATATAAAAGACAACAACGAGTCTCGCTAAAGGAGTGCAAGGATGCCATTCAAAAGCAAAGCACAGCAGCGTTGGATGTATGCCAACAAGCCAGACATGGCTAAGAAGTGGTCTGACCATACCTCTGACCATAAATCTTTACCTGAGAAGTCTAAAAAAAAGAAGAAGAAGAGAGAGAAGAAGGCCGCAGAGCCTAATGTTTCTTATGAAGATTGGATGGACAGTAAGTATAAACCAATCGACTGGGTTGAAAAGTATGCGGGGTGGTCCTGGTTTCCTGGTTTCGACTGGGAGCCAATGTATGAGGAGCAGCGGAAGCGAACCCGTGTAGTACGGGACAGCAGGCGCAAGTTGCAGGGTGAGTATTGGGATATGGAGGATGAATTACGCGAGCTGCAAAACACGGCGCTTGGGCCATCAGATGTTCAAGAAGCTGTGCGGCGGTCTTCTAATCAGTACAAGAGTAAGATTAATACCTTGCAAGAAGCATTAACTGAACAATATAAGACGGAATCGAATCTTAGAAGTACGCAATCATCGCTTGGCGGCTGGATCGACAATCCACGGCTTTGGGCGGGCGTTGCTGCCGGGGCTGGTATTCCACTAGGAGCTTATGGGATTTATCGCTGGCTTAAAAAAAGGAAGAAGAAACAAGAGGGGAAGACTGCTGTTGCGGAACTTGGCAAGCAAGCAGCAGTATTAATTTTACACAAGGTAAGCCTTGGTGATTGACGCTATCTACGTTATATCGCTGGAAAGACTCCCTGAGAGAAGAAAGAAGATAACTGATTTGCTCTATGAGGTAGATTTTTGTCCTGTGTACTTGTTTGATGCAGTAGACGGTCAAAAATTAAGCGCCTCAAGTATGAGTAAAGAGGGTTTTTATTGTTACGACGGTTGGGAGATTGCTTCAGATAATAACTGGTGGAATCGACCAGTAAAGTTAGGCGAAGCGGGTTGCATGCTTAGTCATTATCTTGTGTGGAAAGACATTCTTAAGAAGGGATTTGAAACGGCATTGATCTTAGAAGGAGATGCTACTTTCGTATACGAAGATCTGGTTAAGGGGTTACAAATTGTTAATAACTTTGTGGGACATTACGATATATTTTACTTAGGATGCAACCCTATAGAATCAGGGTTGAAGGTGAATTCTTTGCTTGCTAAGTGTGATTACACGTATAACACACACGGATATATAGTAACAAAAGAATGTGCAGGTTTACTAGCAAGCTCAGGCATCGAAAAAAACCTTATTACTCCAGACGAATTTCTTTCGGTAGCTTTTTGCGATCACCCACGAAAAGATCTTCGAGATCTATATAGTTTTAAGAGAAAGTTAAACGCGTATAGGCTTCTGTCGGATGTGGTGACTCAGACAAATTCTGGCGGGAGCGAGACAGAGAAGTCCGAATTTGTAAACTAACTCCATAACTGAAAGAATGTAGGGTGGAAATATCAAGTATCCAAGGCAAAGTGTGGGGCACGACTCAGCTGTTGTTTTCTAAAAACAACGTTGAGTTTCGTCGGATTACAGCGGCAAAGGGTGGTTATTCTTCCAAGCACTTACATGCGCATAAGTTCAATGCTTTTTACGTCGAGAGTGGTAAGCTCATGATAACAACATGGAAAAATGATTATGATTTGGTGGATAAGACTGTGGTGACGTCTGCACAGACGACTGTTGTATCTCCTGGGGAGTACCACATGTTTGAGGCGCTTGAGGATACGGTGGCCTACGAGATCTATTGGGTAGATTTACCGGAGAAGGACATTCTTAGGGATAACTGCGGCGGCGTCAAAGATGGGTAGAAATACTGGGTTTTTACCGTTCAAGGATAAACACGCAGGTGAGTCTGCAATTCTGTTTGCTTCCGGGCCTACCCTTTCAGACTTTTGTTACGAGGATTTACCTCTGACTATTGGCCCACAGGCCGGGGTAAATTCTGTCGTTTATTCTTCGGAGTTGCATCTGGATTATTATTTCTGTGGCCATAATCCTTGTCGGGATGGGCTGCGCAGGAAGACTTTGCGTGATCCTGATGCTTCTACAGATTACTTAGCTACTGCTGTGAGCAGGGACGATGTGCAACAAATATTTGTTGGAACTAAGCTTAACGATGGTGTTAATATACAGTATTTCACAGACGAGGAAGCGGAGGAGGTAGGCGGTATACCGTACGGATTAACAACAGATAAAGGTCCGGATGCTTTTACGTTAGATATCTGCAATCGATCGTTGGTTAATCATAGTATTGTTTTTTCGTCTCTTCAGTTCTTGCTGTTTACTGGCGTGCATCGTATCTATTTGGTAGGCAATGATTGTGAGGGCGGTTATTCGTTTATTTTTCCGGACGAGTCTTCTAACTACGATAGAGGTCGTCATGATTTGGTTCCGTTTTGGGAAGACTTTTCTCGTTTCTTACGGAAAGAGTTGCCCCAGGTAGAGATCGTCTCGATTAATCCTCGAAAGTTGAAAGGGATGTTTACCGATTTATGGACGAAGTAGTGGCTTACATGCCGATTCGTTTAAATTCGAAAAGGGTTGAACGTAAAAGTGTTCGATTGTTAGGTAATCGGCCTTTATTGTGCTGGAGCCTGGAACAGCTAGACTTGCTAGGTATTCCAGTGTGTGTTTATTGTTCGGAGCCAGCTGAGCTCGCTTCTTTTTTAGATTTTGAAGCTAATAATGTGAGATTTGTGCGTCGTCCTGTTCATTTAGATGACGACCTGACAATTGGAATAGATATATACAGAGAATTTAGTAAAACAGTTTCAGCTAAAGTTTACTTGCTAACACATTGTACTTCTCCTTTTGTATCCGCGAATACTTATAGAAAAGTTGTAGCTGCGGTTACTTCGGGAGAGTACGATTCTTCCTGTACGGTTTATAAGGTCCAGACTTTTTGTTGGCATCGTAATAGCCCTATTAATTTTTCTGTGCCCCGTCCTCGTACTCAAGATATTGAACCTATTTATGTAGAGACGTCGGCTGCTTATTGTTATTCTGCGGATGTATTAGATAAAGGCGGTCGAACGGGTAAGAGGCATAAACTTGTAGTAACGGATAAGCGAGAAACATTAGATATAGATCACATGGATGATTTTACAGAGGCGGAGAGGTTGATATGGTGAAGAAAGTCGTACTCACGTTTGATGACGGTGTTAAGAGCCATTACACAAGAGTTGCTCCGTTATTGAAAGAATACAATATGAGAGCTACTTTTTTTGTTACTAATGCGAAGGATACGTTATGGTGGCGTCTTGATGCAAATCTATTTTTCAGGGCTTTAAACGAAAAAGGTATGTCATGGGAAGAAATCAAGGAATTACATGATGATGGTTTTGAGATAGGGAACCACACGTGGAGCCATGTAGGCATGTCGTATTTGGAAAACGTTGAAGCTATTCAACGAGAGGTTTATAAACTGAACGATAAGCTAGCTGACTTAGGGATACCTACTCCTACGACATTTTGTTATCCGGGTTATCTTGTAGATGATATTTATGTAGCAGGCCTGAAGGCTAGCGGGATATCCTTTGCTCGCTCTGGTTATCTTCCTGGCAACAAGATGGTTTATTTGTCTGATGTATCCGAAACGCCTTATTATATTCCTGGAGTTACAGATCGTTTTCGTGTCCCGTGCACTGGTGTCTTGGGTGCGTGGCCGAACCCGGCAGATTGCTATACTATTGACCGTTTTGAGCGGGATATGGATAGAATGCCTGACGGGCATGTAGCTGTTTTGGGCGGTCACGGCGTGGTTCATGATAAGGTATTTAACGACTTGGTAGCTGTCGTAGAGTATATAGCGAAGAGTGGGTATACCGTAATTTGCTTAAGGGACTTACCCGCATGATCTCTCACAATCCTACGACCATTCTTCAACGTCCTTGGCGTGGACCCATTGAAGTGCCTGAGGCCTTGAAAGAGTATTACGAGGATAAGAAAGTTGTAGAAATAGGTTGTGCGGCGGGGGATTACATACCTACGTGGTCGAAGTATGCCAGTCACTACACGGGGTACGAGCAAAATAAAGATTGGTATTCTTTGGCGGCTACACGAACAGATCTTCGAGAGAACGTTGTTCTTCTGAATGAACGAGTGACTCCCGAAGGTCTCCCAGAGGCTGATTTGTATTATGCGTGGAGCCCGGAGCCGGAAGTTAAGACATTCGTGTCTAGGATGCAGGAGGCAGGCAAGACGGGCGTCTTTGCTATGTATAGCGGAGTGTTTGTTGAAGATACGGATAAATCAGTAGCTATGGGCTTGCCTTATGGTCGACCGGTGAAGACTGAATCGGACACATTTACTAATCCTCTTGCGTGGACTGATTGGCCTACGAGTTTAGTTAGCTTTGAAGCTTCGGAAACAGATAACAGAGCTTATTTTGATGAATATGCTACAGGTCGTCGGATGCAGATCATTTTAAAGGAACTTGGGTAGATGAAAATAGCTTCCATCCTATTAGCAAGAGGGGGAAGTAAAGGTGTTCCCAGTAAGAACATTAGGGAGTTGGTTGGTCGCCCGCTTATTGACTATGTCATACAAGCTTCTAGGGCTTCAAATGTTCATGAGACGTGGGTGTCTACGGAAGACGCAGAGATAAAGTCAGTTGCCGAGGGCTGCGGGGCATTTGTAATAGATCGCCCCGCTGAATTTGCAACAGACGAGTCTCCAAGCGAAGAAGCATTATTACATTTTGCTGAAAATGTTGATTTTGATACATTAGTTTTTATTCAACCAACTTCTCCTCTTTTGAAACCGTCATATGTTAATATTGGGTTAAATAAAATGAAAAAATATGATTCGGTATTCAGTGTACATGAAGAGCATTGGGTTCCTAGATGGGATATGAACATAAACCCCATTGGGTTTGATAACTATAATAGACCAAGGCGACAGGATAGAGATAGTGTATATGTAGAAAACGGAGCGTTTTATATAACAACAAAGGAAAGATTGTTAGAATCAAAGTGCAGAATAAGTGGCAATATCGGAGTTGTTGAGATGAAACTACAAGACAGTTTTCAAATAGACATTGCAGATGATTTTAGATTGGTGGAGAAGCTTATATCTTATGCCTACAAATCTACTGGGTGAGTCACCTAGGCATGTGCCTATAAACCGGTCGTTTTTACCTTTCAAGAATAAGCACGAGGGGGAAGCTGCTATTGTATTCGGGACAGGTGGTTCCCTTAGAGAATTTAGTTACGCCGTGTTGCCTGAAGAGCCGTTGGTTCGCGTAGGCGTAAATTTAATGATTTACAAGAGAGAGTTTGAACTAGATTATTACTGGTGCAGCGATTTTCCGGACAATGATTATGTGCAACGGGAATCTGGTTACTTAGAGACAATAATCGAACGTTCTCGAGACACGCAGGTTTTTTGTGGGACTACGGTGAATGGGCGGCAGCAGCCAAGACACTTTACGTCAGAACATGCTAAGGCGATGAATGCGATTGAATACGATCTACACTTAGGCCACGGGCCAAACGCTTTTTCGTATGATCTAGTTACAATGCCTTTTTACAACCACAGCATTATATTTTCTGCGATGCAATTTTTGTTATACGCTGGAGTACAAAGGATATACGTGGTTGGATGTGATTGCGGCGGTGTAAACTCTTGTGTAGAGGTAAAGTTTGAAGACGGCAGACTACACAGCCAAGAGCGATATGCTCTCCATCGTAATTTGATAGAAGATTGGCAACACTTCGCTGAATTTAAAGACAAAGAATACCCGAATGTAGAGATAGTTTCTGTGAATCCACTTAACTTGAAGGGCTTATTTAGTGATATTGGTGGTTAGTCGTCCGGCAGACGCATAGTCGCCTTCAACTGCTCTCGAATTATCCTCTTCTTCTGGGGTATATTAGTAGTAATTCTAATCCGGTGCTGAATGGATTCACACATGCAAAAAAAGAGCGACGCTCTATCGACTGCTTGGGAGACTCTGAGTGCCCCTGTTGTTGCGGCTGACGCAGCGATGAAGGACAAGGCCAAGCAAAAAGAAAAAGAGCATAAAAGTCTCCAGCTTGCCGTCCAACGTAACGTCCGTGAACGGCAAGCCAGGCAAATTGCCAAAGGCATGCCCGTAAAGGTAAGTTCTGTTAATAAGAACGCTATGTCGCGCATTGGGGGACAGCCTGAGGGTCTACTTAGCCGTTTAAAGACGCTTGAAAAGCGGGCTATCCATCGCCATATTTCGCATTTAACGGACGATCTTCTCAAAAGCGGGCATTTTAAGAGCAAAACACCCGTCCAGCAGTTGGGTAAAGTAGCTGCTGAGAAGCAGGCTTTTATTGCCTGGGGTGGCGGAGAGTTTGGTTTGCATCCTGAGGACAAAGGTGTTGGAGGGTCGGTAGGTTATACGAATCTTCTTGGGTTGCTCCCTATTCCTACTGCTTCTATTGACGTTGGCGATAAGAAAAGAGGCGTCCAAGTGGGTGCTGCGCCCGTCTTTAAATACGGTCCATCTCTATCCAACGCACCTGACAAATCCAGTCTTGCTCCGTATCTAGGTCTTCGCTGGAATCATCCTCGAAAGAGTGGGTTATCTCGTCAGTTTCCTCGCGGTTTGCCTGAGATTATTTATGACAAGTTAAAAGGGCGTACTAGGGACGACGCAGTACGGCTCAGTTATCCTGAGGAGTATGCTGAGGCCCCGGAAAAGGAAGAGAAGGAAGAGGGTGATGATATTCAAGCTTTATTGGCTGGCTTGAGCGAAGACGGAGATGGTGACGGGAAGATTAATGACGGTACTGAAGACGAAGTTGAAGTTACTGAACGTGCAGACGTTTAAATACTACTATTTAAGGAGAAGATGTTATGAGTATTACTTTATCGCATGATCAACGTATTAAACTTGCTTCGCTGTGTTTTAATGCATACAGGGAGAAACAGGCTAAGCCGGATCCCCCAGGTACGCGCTACGCCAGAAATAAAAGGGAAAGCAAATGGGGCATAAACAAGAACGAATACCGCAGACTTGCGGAAAACGAGGACGCCAAGGATGACGTAGAGGTTTTTACGGGAAAGAACATTGGTGGGTGGGGTCTCAGTTATTACAAACCCGAAGAGGCGGAGAAGCAGGCGGGCTATTGGACTGAGGCCCTTGGGCAGCTTGCTGCTAGGGTACGTCGCACGTACTGACGTTTAAATACTACTATTTAAGATGACGTGGTCACATTTTACTGGAGGTTACGATGAGATTTGCATTTTACATATTAGCCATTGTAGCGTGTGCTGCTGCCACAGGGTGTGACATTGAGGTTGATGCTCTAACCCTTTAGGTTAGGGTTACGGGGTAGAGGGTACCAAGGAAAACTGATGAACGTTCGCATAGCACAACTTGGACGTCAGGCTGCTGAGAAGCAGGCCAGCATTGGCAAAGCGATAAGTCTTGGCCTCAAGGGTCTTAGTCGACTACGTGGTGCGGGTAGCACGATAAAAAACGTAGCATCGAAAACAAAGCCACTTCTCGCAAAAGCAAAGGCAGTCCCTGGTGCTATCGCTAGTAAAGTGAAGGCTGCTCCTCGTGCTGCCGCTAGTGCTATACCTAGAACAGTAGTGGAAGCATCTAAAGGGATTCCGCAGACAGCGGGTGCTATGACGAGTTTGGCTCGCCCTGTTAAGGCGTTTAAACATTATCGGGACGCAGCGGGGTCTATGCGGGGAGCTCCTGCGATTCGACAGGTACAAAGGGCTGGCAGGAATTTGTTACGGGATACTGCGGGAATATCAACAGATCCGTTTCACACCAACTTCAAACACACAAGCACTGTAGGTGACGCATTTAGAACATTGTGGAATCCACGTGTACCTACAGCTAGAGGGCTTGGTGCTGCTCGTCCTGTAGGGTCTGGTGTTACAGTTGGAAGACCTATATCGGCCTATACGCTGGGGTCGCTGGGGGCAGGTGCCGCAAGCGCAGCAGACAGTTACATTGCTAGCCAGCCTATCACAGGCAATCAGCAAGTTGATGCCTTACTTCCCCGATCCCAGAGAGAACAATTCAACCGTGATTTGTTTTACAAACATATGCCAAAGACGTTTTGGAGCGGCATTACAAATAAGAACCCGGTAGATAGAGCGCTTGTTGGAGGAGTTTTCAAGCGGATGCGAGAGGCAGGGACTGGGGCATTAAAGAACTTCGGCGGCGAGCTATCAGATAGTGCAGCTCATTCCGGGAAGGAGGTATTACGCAATCAAACTATTGGGCGGGCTTTAAGTGCACTGAAGGGTACTACTCAGCGTCCCCTAATGGACACAGTAAACTCTTTACGGGAGAGGGCTAGTACTAGTCGCTCAAATGTAGAGAACTCTCAGGCATATGACTCGATGAGGCAGTTGCTGGGGACGCTAGATCCTGGGGATAATAGGGGCAGGAGGCTACTGGCAAAACAGATTGGCGGCGAGCTTGGCCAGCAATTTCTCCAGGACGTGGTCGGTAGAGCTGCTAGTAGTCTTGGCGGATCACCCAATATCAGCCGACCGACTGCGGCGAAGAACTATAAGTGAGACGGATAGATGGCTAAGCTATTCCTCCGTCCTGTAGGAGGTTTTGGCGCACGCATGATTCCTTTGTTGCAGGTCATGTCTGCGATAGAGAGGGAATCTTCGCACAGTTTAGTAGTGTGCTGGCCTCTTCATACCACTTCTGGTGGTGGCCGCGCTGGCAGCACACGTGAACGTGTCTTTCCATTGAGCGTTAATGATTTGTATGCTTTGGATCCTACTCTTACCACTACACGAGAGACTGTGCATGGTGCTAAGGCACGGGAGTTTACTCACTATCCTTTAAAGCACACTCAGAACTTAGATGGTAAGGGTAAGTCTCCTGTTCACTTATCACATCATGTTAATGAAAGTTTTTGTATTGATGCTCATGGGTATTTTTCACTGGACCCTGATCGTTCTAATGTATTAGTTACTGATGCCAAAGAGATGGGATTGTTATACCGCGAAAAGTTTAAACTTCATCCCAAGCAGCAAGACTTATATGAGTCACTAAAGAAGCGTATGGAAGGTCGTCCCACAGTGGGTGTTTATTTGCGTCAGAGTAAAGGGGCTAACTATCAAGTACGTGGGTGGAACGCTACTGACAGTATTCTTCCGAAGATGCGACATCATTATGCAAAAGATTCATCTACTTTATTCTTTGTTGTCTCGGACGAAAAACCTATTTTGGACCGCATAGTAGAGGAGTTTGGTGCTGATAACGTGCTAATGACACCTAAACCTAACATCGTAAATCACCCAGATGAGATGTTAGGGGTTGTAGTTGATATCGAGTTGATGAGGCATGTTGATATATACTATCCTACATGGGGTAGTTGGCTTGGTAAACTTATGGGATTAGTTCGTGAAGGCGACGGATGTGAAAACCCTCTAGCATGGGGATTTGGTCACGAGACAATCGGACAAGGGTTAAAGGATTAACTATGAACACGATATCAGTTCTCGGTAAAGTTGCAGCTCAGAGGGAAAAGCAGGCAGAAGGTTGGGGGGATTGGCTTAAGAACATCGACCGCCCTGCCCAACACCTGCGCGACCGTGTTGCTGAGCCTTCGGCAGGGAAACATCTGGCAAGTGGAGTTACGCAGGGGCTCCCGCGATATCTGGAGCGTGACCAGCTACAGCCAGCTCCGCAGATGCCGCCAGCTTCAGGCGGACTTAACGACGCATCCTATTTTGAAGGAGCGGGTGGTGGAGCTGTGCCTGGTGGTATGAAAGGGCTTGGTGGTATGAAAGGGCTTGGTATGAGGGCCGCAGGCGCTCGTCTACCAAAAGCACCGCCAGCACCAGCTAAGGCCTCCCACAAGCGGTGGCCATACCCTTGGTCAGCGCCCCGGCCGACTGCTCCTTGGTCAGCGCCATGATATTAGTTAAGGAATTCACACTATGACGTCATTTTACGGAAATCAGGGAGGCGGAGCGAACGGCCTTGGTGTGTCTGACCGTTTTCCTTGGCAGGGGCCTGTTGGTCCCTCTGGTTCAGCACAGGGAATTCCTAATTTAGGGGCGTTATCCCAGCAAGCAAATACGCCTAACATATTTCAAGAGCAGCTATCTAATCCATCTAGGGGTCTTGCTGATGTTGATGGAATTCAGAACGCGTTACAACAGTTTCAATCACAACCTAAAACAGTAATGGCTAGTGACATGGACGACACTGAATTTAAATTCCGCAATTTAGCGGCTAAGTATGCTGCTCAGGATAACAGTAAGTCACAGCAGTCATCGACTGGCGAGGATAATGGCGTTAGCTACAAGACACGAGATGAAGATCACGCTACTGGCCCAGATGCGTGGGCTAGTTTGGGCAAATTTATGAAGACGGCTGAGAAGAAGCAGGAAGAGAAGACTGCGGGCGTGATCGGTGGCCTCGGTGACCTATGGAATGTAGGTAAGTCAGTTCGTAAGGGGCTCGGGACGGGGCTCAGTTACCTGTCGGGGAAGCCGTTGACAGCAACTTCTTTCACCGCAGGAGCTGGGGGGGACATTATAGGGGAAGAGGCTTACGATGCTTTAGGATGGGGACCGAAAGCTCCAGTAGACCCGAAAGCTCCTGTAAAACCGAGAGGTTTGAACAAGCTTTGGCGGTCTGATCATTCTACTACGCAAAACCTCGAAGGGCTTTGGCGACGAGGATTTCGAGGTCTTGCCGCTGGTTCTGTTGGTAATAAACGCTTTATTCCGGAACTTGGGACGCATGCTCGACAGGGGCGGCGGAATGTGTTGGCGGCGATGGATCCAGTTGAGGCAGCAAAACTACCGCAGACCCCAGGTTCGGCTGAGTACGTAGACGCGCTGACTGAGCTATCTAAGCCTAAGATTAAAGCTATGTTGGCAGCCGAGATTCCCCGAATCGGGATGAACTTTTCCGATATCCTGGGGTCGCATGCTAAAGCGACAGAAAACCTTGCAAAAGGGACAGAGAAGGCTCCAGATGTGATGAGTAACATTGATCGATTTACGCGGTGGTCTGATCTACCCCGTGATGATCCCAAGAGGAGTCCTGGAGCTTTTCAGCAGGCGATCGAAACCGCTTCCGACGCTGCCGCAGCAAACAGGGAAGCGGTTGCGCAAGCAGGGGAGTCTATCACAAAACCTATCACTGACAGGTTTGATCTCGCTTTTCCGAATCTGAAACCGCCAGTGGAGGGGGCTGCTCCTGCTCCTGCTCCTGTTCCTGGCACACCACAAGAACCTTCTAGGGTTGACAGAGCTTTAACAGCAGGTGAGAGCGTTGCTGAGTCATTAGAAAGTATCACAGGAGGCCAGGGGTCAGCTGGAGGAGGAGATGGAAAGCCTACAGGAGATGGTAGTACTGGGGATTCCAATGCGAGCACTGTCAAAATATTGACGGATTCAGCTACGTCTATTGGAAATTTCATGAATACTGCCAATAAGTGGCTGCCTTGGGTCGCTGGAGGCACGGTTGGAGTTGGTGGTCTTTACGCACTTTACAAAGTCTTTGAGAGCAGGCGTAGAGACAGGGAAGAAAAGGAACGGAGAGCTTTACTTCACGCTATGCCCCTTGGTTACAAGGCTGCTGCTGAGAAGCAGGCTATTCTTGTCGCACCTTGGGAAGGCACAGAGCTTACCCCTTATCAGTATGGTTTTGCTGTACGAGTTCACGAAGCTAACTTGTCTCCCCAGCAGATTAGAGATGGTATTGAGAAGGTAGCGGAGTACATGGGAGAGGAGTACGCAGAAGAGTTACGAGAGGGCATGGAAAAGATTGCGTTACCTGTACCTGGGTTGTCAGCTCTGGGACGGGGCGCATGGAACGTGGGCAGTAATCTTATTCGGAAAAAAATTCCACAGTGGTTGGGGAGAGGAGGAGCTCAGGCTACTCAACAGGCAGCTAAGCAAGCTGTGCCTCAGGCAGCTCAACAGGCTGTGCCTAAGGTTACTAAAATGAAAAATGTAGGGACGAGTCTTGCTGATATACCGAAGAGTCCTGGTAGGCCGGGCGGACCCCTTTATTCGAGAAGTATAGGTGAAACTGCTGAGCAAGCAGCGGATAAGGCGCTGAAGGCTACGCGGGGAGTCAGAAGACCAGGTCGCGCCGATTATGCGAGGAACGTGGAGTCGTTGGCTTCAAGAGGATTAAAGCCCGGCCCTCACGCTCCTGGCGGGGGAGTACCTAAACCAATGTGGCAAGGCGCAAGAGCTGGGCGGCATCATATCGAAACAACAGTGGATGACCTAATTCGAAATGCGGCTCAGCAAGCCAAGGCACCTGTATCAGGTGCGTTCCGTGCTGGCCAACAAGTTCGACGAGGATTGGACGCTACGAAGGCTGCGCCAGGCCAATTATGGAACGCTACGAAGGGCTATACTATGCCCCCAGCTCGAATGGCTGTTGGCGGGATGACCGGCTATAACATGTCTGGTGACGATGCCACAATGGGTGAAACTGCTCGCAATACGTTACTTGGCGCGGGAATGGGCTTTAACATGCCAACGTTAAAGAAGCATTTGCCTTCGGTTGGAGATTCAGCCATGGGGATGTTCTATGGTAGCGGTGCTGGCGAAGGTCTGGATGAACTAAACAGATGGAGAGATGTAGACAGCAATTATGGACAATCGCTTGGTTGGGGTGGCGCTGGACTTGGAGCAAGCAAAAACAAGATCATCAATCCACTTTTTAATAGGTTCATGCCTCAAACGGTAAAAAATCGAATTCCAGCTAAGGCGATGCCGTGGCTCACTGGTACCGGGATTGCAGCTACGGAGGCTCCAGAGTTGGCTGCGTTAGGTAGGAGTATGTATGACAGCTCTACAGGTGGTACAGGTGTGCCTCCTACACAAAGCGGGGTGCCTCCTACACAAAGCGGGGTGCCTCCTACACAAGGTGGGGAGCCGCCTTCGGAGCCTACCACTCCGATGGGACTACCTGAAGAAGATCCCACTCCGATGGGACTACCTGAAGAAGATCCCACTCCGATGGGACTACCTGAAGAAGATCTCACTTCGAATCCTGGGGCAGCACCTGAGGTAGCACCTGGTACTGCTGGACCTCCTGTACCTTCTACTGTACCTCCTACTGTACCTCCTACTGATAAACCTGACGCACAATCAGGTGGTTTTATGGAGATGTTGTCGGGTCTAGGAAATGATGAACGAGTTGCAGCTTTTGGCAATACTATAGATCCTATTCTTACTGCTATTGGTAACGCGTCGGGACAGGGACCAGATTTTGCACAAAAGATAAATCCTCTTATGAAGATATTGATGATGGCTGGCGGCGGCTTGGGTATTGGTGGCCTCTTAGGGGGCGGCAAGAAAATGGGCATGAGTGGCTTGGCAATGATGGCTATTCCGCTCATTTATCAGATACTGCAAGGTAAGAAGAACGAAGGTGCTGCTGCCGGTGCTGGGACTGCTGCTGGGACTGCTGCTGCTGGGACTGCTGCTGGTGGTAAAGCACCTACCGGCCAAGAAGTACAAGAACTTACAGCTACGGAACAAGCTCGGCATGCTGCCGCACAGCAAACAATTGGTGACATGGCCACAAATCCGAAAACGAAAGGCATTGTAGCTTCGTTTGGTACAACGAAGGGCGAGAGCGGCCAACCAAACGTGTTTGATTCTCCTGAGGACGTCTCCGCATTGATTAAAGGTCACGCTTTCAGCGGTAAACCGTCCGCACAGGAAGTAAACACGTTGATATCCAATTTGAGTCCAGCTGGGAAGGCGTCGCTGGCGGATCAAATCCAAAGTAAATGGGATAAGTTAGGGGAGTTCGGGCAAAACTTCGCAGGCCCCAAGATTCCCAAGTTGCTATCGTCTTTAAGGGAAGGCACATCGTACACGAACTAGACATAACCCCCTTAGACAACTCACGCAGTCAAGGAGGATACAACTAGACATGGATTTGCTGCCATAGCTCGACTACCAGGTGAGTTAGCGGGTTGCTTGGGCGGGGTGGGTTATTCGGGAACCTGACCACACGAGTAACTGGAGCGTGAGTAATAACTTCGGGGATTTACTTACGGACCTTGCTGGGAAAAATCCTCGTTAACAAGGTCTCGAACAATCGAAGCGGTGGGCTCAGAGGTTTTCAGTGTCCCAGGCTCCTTCGCCTTACTTATACCTACACGCAAAACTAGGCTCCTCTGTTTGGTAGAAACAAGAGCCGCAGGCTGGCAAAAGAGAGGTGATGTCTAGGCTTTAGCCTATTTCTTTTTTGCCTATCCTAGTGCGATTGTTCAGCTCACCTTTTTATTTGTAAGCGATTTAAATAGTGGTATTTAACATCTTACTAAACGGAAATGACAGACTTAGAGCAGGAACTATTAGCTTTAATTTTAGAACAAACAATAATGATAAGAAACTTGAAAGTTAAAATTAGAATAATTGATCCTGAAGGGGAATTTTATCCACCAGAGGATTGGCACGATTGTTCGGAGATTGTACAGCAAGCAATCCGGATGATAACACCAAACGAAGGAGAGGTCCTCGACTGCCATTGATTCAGCTGCTATTGTGTGATTGCTAGGTCAGGGACGAAGGGATTCCAGACTAAGCTATATCCTGTAACTTTACTGAAAGGAGTAAGTAATGGATATTCGTTCTAGGCATGCTCTCGATATGCTCGAGTATCAGCCCGATGCTAAGGGGTTTGATCAATATGAAAAGATTTCCCAAAGTCAAACGGATGGGATTATGCCGGTCGGGACAGCAAGAGCGGCCAACAACAGTCGTCGCCGAAACAAAGCGCAAAACCGAACTACGGCCAAAGATGTAAATGGAATGCATCGACGTCGGATCAAGAGGATGCTTTAACTAATTTAACAATGTGTCCCCCTATTTTTAGGGTTCATAGTGAGAAGTGTAAAGATATTGAAGTATGATTTGTTTCTTTACCCTTTTGCGCTGCGGATTAGATCGCATTTTTTGTGGGGAGGGACACTTGATCAGTTACACAACTGGTCAAGTGAGCCTTTTCCGCTCGTAGAAGATCAAGCTTTCGACCAAACGAGTCCGGTTCATAAGCATTTTTATACTATCTTTGCTGCGGACGAGAAGTTTTTAGCTCTTTATCGTCGCTTCATTAAAGAGGTTGTCTGGCCGCACTACGGCGTAGACATTGTCTATCAGGCGAAACCTTCTTTTCGCATTCACTATCCCGATAATTTGGCTGTGGGTAAATTCCACAGAGATAGTGAGTACAATCATCCTCTTGCCGAGGACAATTGGTGGCTCCCTTTCACTGCGGCGTATGATAACAACACGATTTGGATAGAGAGCGAGAAGGATTTAGGCGATTATACGCCGTGTACAGTATCGCCTGGTGAAGTGTTGGTTTTTCCAGGCGGTATTTTACGCCACGGTAATAAGATAAATGACACAGGTGTTAGTCGTGTCAGCATAGATTTTCGTGTAATGAGGCGTATTGATTATTCTACATCTGATGCGAAATCAGTTAATAAAAAGTTGTCTTTTAAGATGGGAGAGTACTACGAAGCTTTCCCTTAACGCAATGAAGGTATGTGAATTAACTAGGAGGGTAAAGCGTGAATATACCCATGTTCCGGGTAAAGATGTCTCCCGATGTGGACTTATCAGACGTTTTGCAGTCAGGGTATATTGCCCAGGGACCAAAAGTTGACGAGTTAGAGGTTGAACTACAGAATTTCTTTGGCAATGCCTTGTGTTCGACGGTCAATGCTGGCACTTCTGCCATACATCTCGCCTTACGTCTAGTGCGAGATACTTGCGGAGAGAGGAACACGGTTCTTTCTATTCCGCTGACGTGTACTGCTACGAACTTTCCCATTCTTGCGAACGGGTTTGATATTCGTTGGATTGATACAGATCCCACTACATGCAACGCGGACATGTTAGATATGCGTCGCAAGATAGGCCCGGACGTGGCCGCTATCGTGGTGGTTCACTGGGGAGGCTCTCCATGCGATTTAGCTGCCATCAGGGCCATACAGGACGAGTGTGAGCGTCTGTATGGCTATCGTCCGCCTCTTATCGAAGATGCTGC